GATGGAACCACCTATGAACGGGTCAAGGATCGCGTGGTCGAAGGCGCCCGCTCCGGCCGTGACTGCACGCTGCACACGTTTGTACGTGTGTCTCGCGAGTGGCAACGTTGTCCGGTGGGCAGAGCCGCCGAATTTTCGGACGGCGCATTCTTCGATTTAGAGGTGAAAGATCCCTCTGGGTCCTTTGCTCCTACCCTACAGCATCATCGAATAAAGTATGATGTCTGGGATAAACCTGGCTATCGCCAGGTGTGGAACAAATGCGATCACGTGTCCAAGGTAGCCACTTATGATGGAGAACCGCGTCTCATCGCCACATTGGCGAGGCCCGATACCCTCATGGATACGGGCAAATTGGGGTGCGGTGATACCGGATACTCTCATATTCGTATGAAGTACTTTGGTGATCTCCAATTAGGCTTACCTCCAGAAATCCTGACCGAGGAATACATTCGGGGTACCACCCCGATCCTCGGTAAAGGGGACCCGGTGCTAACGCGTCAGCGCGAGATACACCGGACTCAAGCATGGCAATCTTTTGTACCCAGAATGGTGTCGGGGTTTTCCCTGCCACGATTCATTGGCGAGTTAAAGGACTGTCGCGGAATGCTGCGCAACATTGGCGATTGGCTCCCACGATTGAGAAATCGTGGAGCTGGCCGTCTGCCGCGCGGGCTCCGTAACCTCCTTCGTCGACCGGGTGCTGAGGTTGCGAATGCACACCTCTCAGCCTGTTTTGGCTGGGCCCCGTTCCTGCGTGACGTCCACACTATTGTGGATCTCTATCTGTCGCTCGATAAGAAAATCGACGACTATATTAGAGGTCTTAACAAGAAGAAGACGTTGCACTACAGGCATGGGATAAACCCTTCCCTCTTTAATGGAGCACTGGATTCGGACATCGGAGGGAGTATTACCCTCACGAGTGACAGCTTTCTCGAGCCTCTGTGGTTTTGCCGAGACGGGGTTAAATCCGTCTTGCTCTACTACATTGACAGGGATGAGCTATCCGACTGCCGGTACCACGCCACCATGGACTTCACGGCGCGTCTACCACTCGCGTGGACGATGCGTTCGTTACTCCGTGACATGACGTGGGGGTTCCAGCGAGGGACGATCATTAGTCTGCGGGATGCGTGGAATCTTGTTCCATTCTCCTTCATACTAGATTGGATTTATCCGATCGATCGTTTCTTAGGTTCCCTCCAATATTTGGAGGAACTACCTGTAACAGTAGATATCTATAACTACTGCGAATCGTTCAAGTACCATCTTGAGCGCACACGGAACTGGCAAGCAGCCGACTGTTTCATTGAAACAACAACGGCGGCGAACTTCGGTCCGTGGCAGGTATTACCCCAGTCTATCCGTCCGAAAATGATTGAGGACGGTTACTATAGGTACCTCTGGCCTCGGCCAGGGGCACCCGGACCTCGCCCATTCGAGGGGACCATAAGCGGCCTAAACGGCACGCAGATCTCCTTTGTGTGGGCACTGTCTCACCAGCGCGTTTTTCACTAGGCTTCATTGGAGACGCCTAGGAACGTTGCTGGCAAATTTAGGTGGGGTAGTCCCTCATCTATAACCGGTCCACTGACTGTGGACCAGAATAGGAGAACCTCATGTTCCCTGATCCTATCACCCTTGTGCCGTTCCGTTATAACACGGATACGAGCGTGCCCGCCACAGTACCGGGTCACAAGATCGGGTGGTCCCAGAATGGGGCCACTTATCGACTGACCGAAGCGGCGGGTTTGCCGGAGACCATGGTGATAAATCACCAGGTCGTCGGTAAAGGCGTCACCAGACGCGATCGTCATTATCTCCGTTTGGAGACTCCCTCGGAAGAAACCGAGGTAGGGACGACGCATGGTCACGCTCCCGCTGTTCTGTACATGGTGGCGGATATTCCGGTAAATTACATCAATGATGCAACTACCCGGAACCTCGCTAAGTACATGGCCGGCTGTCTACTTGCCCCAACCGGGGCGGTTCTCGTGGCGGACCTGGAATGGTCGCTCGAGGACGTGTATGTTCGCTGGCTGAACGGTGAGAGCTAAACAACTATGCTCTCCGCCGCTCGTACTACAATGGCACTGGTAATGACTGGATCAGCAATGCTGGGGTTCGGAGGATTTCACATGAAAGTGAAGCCTGAAAAGCCCGAGGTAAAGTTCTATGAAGAACTCCTCGTCCATGTCTTACTAGACACGGCCGAAGACCTCGGTCTCTCGCTAGCTCGGCACAAGCGCGACGTTAAAACGTTGCGCAGACGCTTAGAAGCGGGTGACGGTATGGCGTTCCTAACACGGACGCTACCTGCCTTGGGTAAGAGCCTTGATACCGCTCTAGCCAAGGATGAGCCCATATGTTTTCCTGATGAATTCAGGAAGACAGCTTGGGTAGTCAGGGATTACACGTGGAGTGGTTCGGATAACATCGAGCCGCGAGACGTGGAGTTAATGATCCCAGTCTTCCTACAGGATTACTGGATGATCGTACTCGATCCCGCAACTGCGAAGGTTGAGGTCCCGATGGATTACCGGAAGCGTCCTGGAATGGACGCTGCAGCTGCCGCTCGTCAAATCGCCGGGAGAAATCTCGGTGATCTCGAGGCTCGGCAGCTGTTGGTAACTCGGGCCGTGCGCGCCATACGTCAGATATGCTTTCTGGCGTATAAATTGGAAGGTTCCTACCCAGCGGAGGCGGAGGCCTTGCTGTACGAAAAGTTTCGTACAGTGGACCGAAGCCTACCGAGTGAGGAGGACGTCGACGAAATCGACGGGCTTTCTTACAGCACGCACCGCGCGCTAGAGATAGCGCGCTATGCGGTCTGGGCCGTAATGCGTGGCTTTACACCACACGAGGGCCTTTCAAGACACGGTCGTGGTGCCGTAGCAACTGGAGAGCGGGCGCATCAGAAGTTTAACTTCAGGCGCCTGTTCGAGACGGTTGAGTCGGAGTATCCCTTCGTGGATAACTTCCTCTTCAACTACTCTCACCTTTGCTACGAACTCGAGTCTTTGGAGGACATCGAAGTCCATCCTGAACCGATCGCGAAGATGCAAGCGGTCGAGAAAGACTCGAGGGGTCCACGGTTGATCTCCAACAAGGAGAAGGTCGTGCGCTCATGAAACACATTGAGCGACATAACCTGACAGCTGGCCATGTGAATTTCACCAACCAGCAGGTTAACCGGGATCTGGCGCTTAGCTCCTCGAAAAGTCAACAAGTGTTTGAGGACTCCGAGGGTGTGCTACATGTGTCGCATACCCTCGACCCTTGGATAACTATTGACCTAGAGGACGCTAGCGACCGCGTCTCCGTCTGGCTTGTAAAACAGCTATTCGACACCGTACACTTCAGGGCTTTTAACGCTCTGAGGTCGCGGTGTACGCTGATGCCAGACGGACACGTGCAGGTGCTGAGGAAATTCGCGCCCATGGGGAGTGCATTATGCTTCCCTGTGGAATCGCTGGTTTTCTGGGCACTTGCAGTGGGTGCGACGCATCAATTGGCGGAGGTGCGTGACGGTTTGGATACCAGTCACGCGCCTTACGTCTTTGGTGACGACCTAATCGTTCGAAAGAGCGATTATGGGAAAATCAGAGCCGTCTTCGAAGAGCTGTCTTTAAAGCTCTCGGAGAACAAGTGCTGTACCGGTAGATTCTTTCGAGAATCTTGCGGCATGGACGCCTTTCACGGTGTCTGTGTTACGCCTGTCCGGTTGCGCTCAAAATGGTCTGATCGGTTGTCACCGCGAGCCCTGCTCTCATGGGTTGCTTACGCTAATGCGTTTAGTGACCCGGTGAGGGGATACAAGCATACTTCGGAATACATCCGGAGTTGTATCCTGCAGCAGCGACCCGGGCTACCGTCCGGAGCGCGAGGGTGTGTTTACCCCTTAGCGTTCCATCAAGAGGATGGTAGCGTTTGGAGCCTCCTAGCCTCTGGC